CAGACAGCCTCTACCTATTTCCGATAATTCCAAAACTGCCAGTCATGCCCAAGTTGTCAGTTCAGTCGACAAGAATTTGTGTTGTGGTCTCGTGTATCATAAAGGAGACACTTATGTTATGTCAGCAATTTTTATTTGCACTGGTATGGTCATTGTACCTTTACATTATTTTAAACTCTTGGACACGACAGAACTTTCTGTACGCTTTATTAAGCATGTAAATCCCGATAGCCCCGGACATAGTTTCAGGGCTAGAATTTCTCTTAGTGCTGCGTATATTGTTCCAGATGCCGACTTTGTTGTGTGTTACTGCTCTAGTGGTGGATCTTTTAGAGACATCTCTAAGCATTTTCCTTTGGATTGTATGCCTGATTCACCCTTCAGTATGTTGCATAGGGATGAAGAAGGATATTTGCAAATCTACAAAGGTCGATCAAAGAAAATGCACACCAATAATGGTTTCAAAGATTTCAAAGGAGGTGAATATTCTTATTTGAGTAATAGCACCTTCAAAGGACTATGTGGAGCTGTTTTGGTATCAGAAACAAAAGGATCGGTTATTCTTGGAATTCATTTGGGAGGAAAAGGAGGAACACCCAAAGGTTGTTACGGAACGATCACCCAACAGCAGCTTTGTACTGCAAAGTTGAGGATACAAGATATGGAGGGTGTGCTAATGAGTGCATCAGAAGGAACATTTCCAACTGACGCTTTTGGTGTTAGTTTTACGGAAGACACTCCTTTACACCCTAAAAGTCCACTGAACTACCTACCAGAGAAGAGTCAATTTGCTTATATGGGATCTTGTAAAGGACGAAGCAAAACAACTGATGATGTGAAACCAACTATTATTACACAGTATGTTGAAGAAGTTACTGGTGTGAGTGGAGACAAATATCATCCACCAGTTTTGAAACCGGAATGGTTTGGTTTTCAAGTTGCTTTAGAAAATGCTTCTCATCCAGGCGAACCTCTGCCAGTGCGAGAAATGCAACATGCAGTGGCAGATTACAAGAAACCACTGGTAGAATTGGTGGAAAAGAATGATTACTGGAAGAAATGCAGACCTTTGACATTGAAAGAAACTTTGAATGGTATCGACGGAGTTCGCTTCATAGATGCTATGAAATGGTCCACTTC